AAACTTTATATCTGGTTTATTTGCTTAAAATTCATATATTTATAATAAATTTAATATAAAAATAAAATGGCATTATACGGATTTTTATGTGATACTCAAGCTACAGTCCAAAGCATTCCAGGAGCAACACTTCCAATAGCAACATTACCAGGACTTACTGATAGAGCTTTATGTGGATTAATTAGCACTAGTTTTGAAGATTTTGGAGGCAATATAGCTAAAATTAGAGTAGCAGATAACCCTACAGCTACTCTTGTTCATATAGTAGCACCTACAGCAACTCAAGGAGTTATTAGAGTATATGCTTTTAGTTCATCTACAGTATTAACAAATTTGTGGCAAGTTCCTGATGGTAATGGAGGCCCAATTATACCTATAGGTACTACGTTTAATACAATAAATGATGCTGCTGCTGCATGTTCAAATGCTGGATGTATTTTATTTAACTCAGCAGGTATGCTTATATCTTAACTTATAGGCGGATTCATAGCCCGCCGATTTTAATAAAAATTTTGACAGCTGTGGCGTCACCAAATTTGGAGACGCCACTTTTTTTATGTATATTTAAATATTAAACATTGATTATAAAATGAAAAAAATAGTAATAGTAGGAGCAGGAGTAGCAGGTGTAAACGCAGCAACAAAACTTGTTGACAACGGTTATCCTGGTGAACTGATCACAATCATTGATATGGGTAAAGATCCATACCAACGTAAACCTGAAGAAGTAATGACAGGTTTTCTTGGTGCTGGAGGTTGGTCTGATGGTAAATTAACCTATCACACAGCAATTGGAGGACAATTATCAAAATACACAGGTGAGGATAAAGCAATGGAATTGATGGATCAAGTGATTATTAATTTCAAACGTTTCCACCCTAAACCAGAAGAAGTACAATGTTCTGATCCACATGAAGAACCTGAATTTATTAAACCATATTTTGGCTTACGTTTATTCCCAGTATGGCACGTTGGTACAGATTATTTATCTGAAATTGCTAAAAATTGGTACGACTATTTAGTATCTAAAAGTGTAGAATTTATTTGGGAAAATAAAGTTACAAGTATAAATTTTGACGCAAATGAACTAAAATATGAAGGTTCTCCAATTAGTGAGGTAGTAAAAGTACTATTATATGATGAACTTATATTTGCAGTAGGTAAATCAGGCATTGATTTTGCTCAAGAATTAGCTAACAAATATGAGCTCCCAGATGAACCTAAATCAGTACAAATTGGTGTTCGATTTGAAGCACCACAAGAACACTTCCAAAAACTAATTGATATTTCATATGACTTCAAGTTGTATAGAAAATTTGATGATAAAGGAGTATCATTACGTTCATTCTGTACAAACAATAATGCTGCTTATGTTGCTGTAGAGGAAACATATGGGGACCATAGTTACAATGGTCACGCTAAGAAAGACGAAGCATATAGAAATAATATGACTAATTTTGGTATCTTAATGGAAATTAATGGTATTGAAGATCCATTTAAATGGTCACGTGATGTAGTAAATAAAGTACAAGCAAATGGTACTGGTTTATATTATAGTCCATCTCGTCAACCATCAACAACATCTGAAGGTAATGGTGTAACAGCAACTCAAATTAGTTTAGATACACTTGCTCATGTTGTAGAACCTGCTATGGAAGGTTATTTTAGATACATCATGGATTTTATCCAGGATATGAAAAAAGTATTCCCTACACTTGGAGATGATTGGGGTATTTACATTCCTGAAGTAAAATATTTATCACCTGAGGTAAAAGTAGATTATAGTAATTTAGCATTAGCTGATTATTCAAATGTACATTTTGTAGGTGATGCTTTAAGTGCAAGAGGAATTACAGTGTCAGGAGCACAAGCAATTTATGTTGCTGAATCTATGCTTGGAGAATTTAAAAAACATGTGTATCTTTATGATCAAGGAACAGGAGACTTATTTTAATATGGAACAAAAATCAAACCACAAATACATTCCATCAAAAAAGCTTACTAAAGCTGATGGTACAATTGCTTATATTTTCGATAATAAGCTTCATAACTGGGAAGGACCAGCATTAATTCCCGAAGGTGATAAACGCAAACGTGAATATTATCTTAATGGTATTAAAAAATCAGAGGAAGAATGGAGACATGCTCGTAAAGAAAGAGAAGGATTACCTTGGTATAAAAATCCTGGATTAAAAGGACAAACAAATCGATTCTAAAATGGGGCACAAATATGAACCAATTCCCCGTAAGGGAGATAGATATGAAAAAGCATGGGGTTATGAGCTTTGGATTATAAATCATGAAGCTTATTGTGGTAAACTTCTTGTATTTAAAAAGGATAAAAAATTCTCAATGCATTATCATATGATTAAAGAAGAATCATGGTATGTGTCTAAAGGAGAATTTGAATATAGATGGATTGATACTGAAAAAGCAACTATTAAATCAACTAGGATTATTGAAGGAGATGTTGTAGATTTAGAACAAGGTCAACCACATCAATTAATAGCACTTACAGAAGGAGCTACAATTTTTGAAGTATCTACCAAACACTTTGAAGAAGATAGTTATAGAGTATTACCAGGATCATCACAATTATGAAAATAGGTTTTTGCGGAACAATGTCAGTAGGTAAAACAACGCTTGTTAATGCGTTGAAAGAATTACCTGAATTTAAAGATTATACATTTAGAACAGAACGTTCAAAATATTTAATGGAATTAGGTATTCCCTTGAATACAGATTCAACAACTAAAGGTCAAGCAGTATTTTTAGCTGAACGAGCAAGCGAATTAATGCAAGAAAACATCATTACTGATCGCACAATTATTGATGTTATGGCGTTTGCTAAAGCATCTAAATCAATGAATTATTATGATGCTGAAAAATTTTGTGAATTTGCTAAAATAATGCTTCATGAATATGATTATCTATTTTATGTTTCTCCTGAAGGTGTTGATATGGAAGATAATGGTGTTCGTGAAACAGATTTAAATTATAGAGAAACTATTAATTTTCTTATTAAATACCAGTTAGATTCTAATAAACATAGAATAAAAAAATTAGTGCATATTAAAGGTTCTACTGAAGAACGTATTGCACAGGTGAAATCTACACTTTCTTTGTAATATTTATAACAAAATATTTTTTACCAATGAAAAAATCTGAAGCCAAAGAATACATCAAAGAACTTATCGTAACAGAATTATCTGAAATTAGTGTAGATGAGGGTACATATGTTGGACCAGCAGCAGTAGCTGCCCTCCAAAAAGATCCTAAATTTGCAGCATCAAAAGATAAAGTAACCCCTATTATTGCTGCTAATACTTCGATTGCTAAATTACAATCCAAATATAGTGAAACAGTTAAAATGATGAAATCAGTTTTAAACAAATACAAATCAGCTGAAGATAGCGAAAAACAAAAATATGTTGATCAATTAAAAGGTTTAACTAAGCTTAAAAAAGAATTAGAAGCTATGATTAATCCTTCAATTGATGACGAAGACGAATAATATGGATTTAAAAAAGGTTTTTAAAAATTTACAAACAGTAATCATACTAGTTTTGATTATTGTTATATTATTGATGAGAAATTGTTCTGGTAAAAGTTCAACACCTCAAAATAAAGTTCGTATTGAAAGAGATACATTAATAGAATATATTACTATAACTAAAACTACCCCAGTTTATATTCCTAAAGTTAAATATATTAATAAAATTAATATTGATACTTTTTTAATATCTAATCAAATTGATACAGCTGCTATATTATCAGATTATTATTCTGAAGTGTATTATGATGATGAACAAAATCTTGATAGTTTATATTTAACTATTTTAGATACTATTTCCCAAAATAGAATTATTGGAAGACAAATTAAGTATACTTTAAAATATCCTCAAACCACAATTACTGAAAAAATTTATATTAATCAAAGAGAATTTTATATTGGGCTTGGTGGTGCCGGAACCTCTAATCAAATAAATTATTTTGGTACTGAATTGTTATATAAAAATAAAAAGAAACAAGCATACGGCCTTGGAATTGGCATTAATCAAAATCTAGTCCCAGTATTATCAGCTCGTATGTACTGGAAACTAGGAAAATGAGTCAACAACCCGACTTAAGACAAATAATACGTGAAGAGTATTTAAAATGTGCATCTGACCCTGCTCATTTTATGAAAAAATACTGTCATATTCAACATCCTCAAAGAGGTAGAATATTATTTAATTTATATCCTTTTCAAGAAAAAACCTTACGTTTATTTAGAGATAATCCTTACTCAATTGTATTAAAATCTCGTCAATTAGGTATCTCAACATTAGCCGCTAGTTATTCTTTATGGTTAATGTTATTCCAAAAGGATAAAAACGTGTTGTGTATTGCTACTAAGCAAGAAACAGCAAAAAATATGGTTACTAAGGTTAAGTTTATGTTTG